CGGCTGAGCAGAAAATCCGAATCCGATGATTGAATATAAACACGCGCTGCCGCAAATGTACCATTGCGTAGCGCCAAGTTTTCGGAGTCCGGAATATTGAGGGAAGAAGTGACCCGGCGCCATCGTGCTGCCCAGTTGGTTTCCAAATCCTCCAACGATGGGTTCATGGACATCTCATAGACCAACGCAGACAGGGCATGCGGAATATAATCAATGCGTTGGCCAAGCTCAACAAGTGGTGCGGGCCACCGAGACACTACAAGAACAACACAAACAAACAACGCGAGGATAGGTCCGACTATTCTCCACGCATTGACGCGAAACGTTTCGCGTTCATCAAATCCAGGTTGGTTCACACAATCGGGTGATAGTGTGTCCAACGTATGGCACCAAACGCTAGAACCCTCATATTGTGCATACGTTTGGTTTTGCGACATAAATTCCTCAAATCCAGGGTCGCTTTCGAATCCATCCCAACAGATCCAATCCTGGGTGTACTCACATGTCTGTTTTGTTGCATTATACCAATACTCCACAGTCGGCACGTCCTCGAGCTGGGATGTAAGAACCACCACACCTGCAACAACAATAAAAGACATCAACAAGTAAACAATTCGCCAGCGCCATGAATGGCTCTCTGAGTCAGGGAGAGCCATCCGACCAACCTCAAAATCGCCGTCCGCCCGTCGGACTGATTGATCTTGCACAAGGCGGCAATCTTCATGAGGATCAGTACGGAATCGCGCGTGTTGGACCGAATTGATGTAGAGGCCTTGGCTTGGGTCTTCCCAACCTTCTTGTATGCGCTGACCACGGAAATAATGCCGGACGTCTTGTGAATTGGGATGACGTTGCCGCGGCTGGCCATCAACCTCGACATCGGCTTGGATTGCCGATGGAATAGCGGCTGGTGGTGTATATGGACACCGACCAAACAGCCGCACGAACCAGAGCACATAATAATATAAAAACCAACAACCAAGGCGACAAGACCGGGTTGTG